TTGTAAGCTGTTCCATTAATGGCCATAGCTCACGTTCTGCTTTGCCAAGATAAATGCGTTGGCTTTCTGTAAGTGTGTCCCAACTTTCATTTAATATGTGTTGGGTTTTTAAATTATAGGCAAAAACTTCTTGCAGTTTCATTTGTTTATCCTATAGTAACTTAACTAGTTCTTGTTTTTGTTGCGGATTTAAAGCATCAATTTGTTTTTGTAGATTAACTGGAATCTTACCTTTACCAGCTGGGGCTTCACCTCCACCAGCTTGTCCTTGATCTGGTGCTTCTGCACCAGGCTGAGCTCCCCATTTTTCTCCAGGAGCTTGTTCTGGCTCTTGTTCTGCGCCAACTGCCGCCTGACCAGCCGCTCCTTTGAAAGTGTCTTGTGCCGCACCTTGTAATATATCGTCTACTTGTTTTCCTGTTAAAACGCCAGATAAGTTATTCAATCTACCTGTTGGCATTTTTTGTGTAGCCATAAAATCTTTTAATTGATCTGTTGTAGGCTTCTTAGGATCTCCGCCAGTTTTACCCATATACCCTCTAAATGCTGTATATAGTTCTTTAGCTCTTGCGTTAGCGTCTAATTTACCTTGAGCACCCGCTTTAGACCCGGCAGTACCAATTTTTGATGCAACTTTAGTTGCTAAATTGCCAGCCCAGTTGCCACCTGGTGCTTCATTAACGTTAGATTCACTTACAATTTGCTGTACTTTCATAGTTATACTCCCTGTCAGTTATATTTAGCTATAATCCTCAGACATACCCCATTAAATAATTACTATGCCTCATACTGTATATAGGGTTATAGAGAAGGTTACTAAAAAGCAAGAGCTAATGGACTGTAGTTCAGAAGCTGAAGCATTTGAAGTAATGGGTCAGTTAAAAGACGCGAATAAAGATTCTGAATATATTATAGAAGAAGTTGTAGTATATGATAAAGATGCTTTTCGTTATGGACGTGATCCGGAACTACATTAAGATCAACTGCGTTGATCTGTGTTCTCGCTATCGCTCTAACACATTATTCTTTCAACTGTTGAATTAAGTGCGAAGCACTTTTGCATCATGTAGATAGTTGAGCCATACTTCGCCCGTACCCGGACGAAGCATTTAATAGCCATCATGTGAGATGAGCGTACCATCTTGATAAAAAAGATTGCATAATGCACGGAGGCGGTAACCCGCAAACCCCCTACTTTAGCCTTCGCAATAGTTACGGACAGTATTAAACCCTTATCAAGCAGGGTTATCTACTGAGCTGGTTGCTTTTTCTCAGAGCCAGCATCTTTTAAGCCTGTAGTTAGCTTAACCTTGCAACGCACCAGAATCCAAATGTCATAATGTACACTTTCAAGGTGAGTCGAGCTACCCCGACCAAACAATGTTGCTTATATTTGATTATTTGCCTTTAAGAGCTTCTCTAAGAACCTTTGATCCGCCTACTCGTACATTAATAATACCGTTATAGTAGTCATCAGTCTCTAGAACCTTGCGTTCAAACTGTTCTCTTGCTTCTAGATAACTTGTTACGCCTTTACTTGGACAGTAATGTAGTATTTCTCGTGTGAATTTGTTTTTTCCTAGCTTATTAACATCTTCTAGCAACCAGTCACTGGACCCCCAATAGTCTCTCCAGTCACTTTCTACTGTACTTCTTCTTTTGTTTATCCTACCTTTGAGTGGTGGCCGGGTTTTTCTGAATCTAGCTAGTTTTTTACCGACGTATTTACGATTGTTGGTTGTATTTGTAATAAGATACACAAATCCAACACAATCCTTTGGTAGTTCTTTAATGATTTTTCCCTGGTAAGTCCACTCCATGTAGATACTTACTCAGAATTATTTTTGCTAGCCTCTCTTTTGGCAGTATGGTCTGCCATGATCTCTTTACGTCTTACTGTGCATAGTCTACGTATTTCGCTTAACCATCTTCTAGCATCACGTTTAGTACGTTCGCTTTTACGTATTTCAAAGTTTTCGTTAGCTTTATAGTATTCTAAGTATGCTTTAGTTATTAAATCGTGTGTATCATCCATTACTGCATAACCTCTACATCATTATCATATGAAGTAAAGCCGTTCTCTTTAATAACTTTTAATACATTAGTTACTCTACCCATTAATTCGTCTTTATGTGAAATAAGGTATATGTTTTTATTACGTTCCCTACCCATTTTCTTTAATATGCTTAACGAAGATTCAACACCTGCTGTATCCATACCGCTATCGATTAATTCATCAACAAATAATATATTAACTTGTTGGTATAAACTTTCCCAAACATCTCTAAATGCAAAACTTAATCCAAGGATTAATCTATTACGTTCACCTCTTGACAAGTTATCAAAGTCTAAGTCTTGTCCAAGTTGTGTAATTTCTACATTTAAGTCGTTTAAGAATTTAACAGAATGAGGTAAACCTATTCTATCAAGATAGAAAGTAAGTCTATTGTTTAAGTAGTTAAGGTTTTGATCAATAATTTTCTTTCTTATAAAGCTATCTTTGTTTGTTAATAGTTTATATAAGAAGTCTTGATGTTCTTTTGTAGATTTTAGTTCGTTAATAGTGTCCCAATTAACTTCTTGTAAAGCTGTATCCTTTAAATCATCAATTTGTTCTTGGTACGGATCAGTTTCTTCTTCTTTTTCTTGTAATGCTTTCTTTAAGTTTTCAACATTACCTCTATGTTCGTATGCCTCTTTAGCTGTTTCATAAAAAGTATTAGGCTTTCTACTTAAATCACCAATTTCATTTAATTTCTTTTGTACCTTTTCTTGTTTTTCAGAAATTTCAATCATATATGTATGTGCGTCACCATAATCACGTTGAACCTTGTCCCTTAATGATTCAAGTTTTTCGTCATGTAGTTCTTGACCACAAGCATAACATTTAGCGTGTTCAAGATTGTCAAGGTCACCACCTATTTTTTGTACATTTTTATCTGCTTGTTCTAATGCACGTTCAACAGTTGCTAATTCTTTTGTAAGATTTGTATGATGCTTGTTTAAGTCAGTCCATTCAGATAGTTTTTCATGATCATCTAGTTCACTATCAATATCTAATTGTTCTAATTCATAAATTGCTTTTTCTAGTTTAGTACAAGTCTCTTTATTTTGTGCTATCCAAGCCTTACGTCTACTTTGTAAACGATCAATGTTTTCTTTAATTTTTTCATTACTATCTTGAATAGCAGTTAGTCTTGCATTCTCTTCAGTAGTTTTATCTCTATTAATACGCATTTGCTCACGTAATAGATCTGCTTTTTCAGATAATATAGTAATACCTAGTAGTTGTTCTATAATAGCACGTTGATCGTTGTTCTTTAATGCTAAAAAAGGTTCAGTATATGTGTTTAATGCTAGGATATGCTTAAACATATCATGACTCATACCTAACAATGTATTGATATCTTGTTGTGTTTTACGAGAATCCCCTTGACTTTCGTCAGTTATTTCTTGATCTTCATTATTAATAGAGAATTTTAGTAAATTAGGTTTACGTCCTCGTTCAATATGATACTTTTCTCCATTTTTCTCAAAAGTTAGAGTAACTAACATACCTTTACTATTAGTTTTGTTTACTAAATTATCACGCCTAATATTTGTAAGTGCTTGACCAAACAATGCATAACTTAATGCGTTAATTATTGTTGTTTTTCCTGTACCATTACGTGAACCAGCATCGTCTCCACCTTGATCTAAGTTTTCACCTAAAACAAGAGTTAGTTGATTCTTATTAAAATTAATCGCTTGGGTAGTATTACCTACACTCATAAAGTTTTTAACAGTTAAGTCTTGTATTTTAATCACGATCTTGTCCTAACTGGTTATAAATGTTAAGTAATTTTGCTTTATCATAATTGTCTGACTCAATAGCTTGAATTTCTTTGGCAACAATTTGGTCAACACTTTCAAATTTTGTAATATCAATGTCTGTATTAATTTCATCGTCTTTATTGTTTGGTATAAGTGTAATTTCCCTACAATTATATTCATTAATAAATGTTTCTTTAATAAAACTTGCTTCTTCATACGATATAGGCAAGTCTAATGTAACTCGCAAATACATCTTTGGTTTAATTAATGTATCTTTTTCATCTAGTAACCTTGAAAGTTTAACTGTGCGATACTTGGGACAATTCCACCAGTTGATATATTCGGGTTCGCCGCCGTGTTCGAATATCATCATTCCTCGTTCATCGTCCCAAGCATCAGCATAGTTATGAGGTAAAGCATTACCTATATAATTAATACATCCTTTAACTTGCCTTTTATGGAAGTGCCCGGAGAACACATACTCTTGATTTTTAAAATGATCAGGTTGTAGCTCACCAGTATCAGGCATTTGTACCATAGCATTCATATAAAATGTTGGAAGTTCAAAGTGACCGAATACATACTTGCTTTTAATCTTTGGAATTCGTTTCCATTCGTCACCTACAAGCCAAGGTATTAAGGTAGTATCACCCTTTGTAGTAATTTCATTAACGATAGTAATGCCGGGAATGTGCTTACCAAACTCTATTGAATGAATATCTCTCTTATCTTTATAATATAAGTCATGGTTACCAGGAAAGAAGTAAAAATTTTCAAATGCTTTACCAAGTTTTTCTAAACTTCGGATAGTAGCATCCATGGTAGTAATGTTTAGACTGTTTCTATTGTGATGCCAGTCACCCATAAAGATACCTGTTTCACAATTATGCTCTTTGGCTTGTTCTATAAACCAATCTATAAATTCTTCACAGTCGTCATTATGTATTTTACTGTTAGATTTTAATCCGAAATGTATATCCGTAAAAACGGCGGCTTTTTTAAACAATGTTTTTACCTCTTATTCGACATATTATATGCTATATTTTTCTATTTGTCAACTTTCTGTTTTTTCGAAGTGTTTTTCGCATTCTTTTCCCAATTTTTATTATGTTCAGCTTGTTCACGTTCCCAAACTCCTTGATTCTGCCTTGTGAATGATGGATTCATGTGGTTCATTTCTAAAATATCATCCCTAATGTTTTGATTACGTTTTTCGATGTTAATAATTCTAACGAATGAGTTTGTAACTGCGGCAGTATAATATGCAAATGGGTTATTTGATTTTGATTCATCAAATTGCAATCCTATTTGAGCAAGTTGTAAGATTGCTTGACCTTTCATTTCGTCATTATATGTATATCCTCTTACATTTCCTCTAGTTGCGTATCGTTCACATAATTTCATCCACATCATTGCAAGTTTTTCGGTTGCTTGTCCGCAAGTTTTATCAAAGTAGCCGTTATCCATACCACCAACCCAATGGCTTTTGCCAATACACACTAAATCATTTGCTTCATTAAACTTATAATGTTGGAAAGGCGGAAAGTTTAATTTTTCTTTAGTATCAGCAACTGTTTTTGGTTTCTTTTTACGCCCTTTATCATCAGGTATATGATCATATGTCATAATTCTGAAAATGACATCAGTTTTATTGATTTTTTTATAATCTATCTCACATTCGGACTGTTTTATTTTTTCGCCGTTAGCTTTACGTTGTTCATATGCTTTTTGGCCTATTCTTTTAGCCCTATTTCGCTTTGCTTCAGCTATTGTCCGTATATTAACTTTTTCAATAGTAGGTAAAATTATATCAAATTGATTAAAATCGTCATCTGTGTAACTACAAAATGTATTTTTTGATTTATGGATCTCTGCTAGTAGATCTCGGTTGTTTAAATAGTTCACCTTTCTCATGTATTTCTCCATAGTAAAGTCTTATTATAAACTATGCACTTAATAAAGTCAACTAAATACTTGTAGGAGATTAGCCAAATGGTCGGTATAATTGATACAGTAGCAAATAAAATACAAGGTGGGTTTGACGCAGTCAATGAATTCGTAGCCCCCAATTTAAAGCATTTAGAACCAGGTATTCGTAAAGTCCAGAAATTAGCTGAAAACGTTACAAGTGCAAAAGGTCTTATGAAAGAGTCTCGGAAGGAAAAACTTCCAGATGGGGTTATTGGTCCTATTAAAGAAGCGGCTGTAGGTAGTTTTCCTAAAGCCCAAGAACAAGATTGGCGAGTAAGTTTGAGTATACCCAATGTAGAACCTTTTAGATCTGAATCCCAATTATTAGCCCCTTTACGAGAAACAAATAACAGCTTGGTATTTCCGTTCACTCCGGCTGTTCTTGTAAGTCATAGTGCAAGTTATAATGCGTTGGCGCCGACACATACTAATTATCCGTATCAAATTTATGCTAACTCACAAGTGGATCAACTAGTTATTACTGGAGACTTTTTTGTACAAAACGGCTTTGAAGCACAATATTGGGTATCGGCATTACACTATCTAAGAAGTTGTACAAAAATGTTTTACGGTGGCTCTGGAGTAAATCAAGGAGCACCTCCGCCAGTAGTTAAACTAAATGGTTACGGTGATTATGTATTCAACGATGTTCCAGTTGTTATAGTACAGTTTACAATTGATATGCCTCAAGAAGTTGATTACATTTCAACATCAATTGGTGAATATAAAGGTGGACTTGGACCAGATGCTGAAATGGGGCCTATGATAAGAGCTCAATCAAAAGCAATGGGTCAAGATTCTCGTCCTGGTGATACAAGAAGTAGTTGGGCACCTGCACAGAGTTTATTTTCTGTAACAGTACAGCCTCTTTACAGCAGACGTGCAGTTCAATCATTTAGCCTTGAAAGATTTGTTAAAGGCGGATATGTTGGAAACAATACTGGAGGATTTATTTAATGCCAAGTGGATCATCACCGTGGAAAGATACTCCATACAGTAATGGGGGAGACTTTTTAGGATATTTTCAAATTCGTCCGATACCAGCATCACCTGATGATACGCCGTACGTTATACAAGCTCAGTATAATCATAGACCTGATTTACTTGCCTATGATTTATATGATACTCCAAAACTTTGGTGGGTATTTGCACAACGAAACATGGATATTATAGAAGATCCAGTTTATGATATAGAAACTGGCGTTGAAATCTTATTACCAAATATAGCTGATATCAAATCTGAAATAGGATAGACTTATGTTTGAAACAGGTCGTATAAAAAATCTTTTAAGTACAACATTATCAAAAGGTAATGCTCTTGTCCAAGAGGCAAATCTTTCTAATTCAAATTTGAAAACTTTAGGGAATCAGTTTACTAATAATTCTGCAAATACAATAGCAAAATTTGAAGGATCTTTTAAAGGTGGTGTTGATCAACTATCTGAATTTAAAAATGTAGCTACAGCAGAAATGAAAACCCTAAAAAATAATATAGCCCCAATTGCAGATAAGACAATTAAAGCAGTTACCGGAGATATTAATAATATTCAGCGAATTGTAGGTGTTCCAGAAACAAATAAAATCCTTAATGCAAATAATCAAGTTGTTAATAATGCTATAGACAATATAGGTAATGGTTCGTCAGGATCTTCTGATGGATCAGATGCTTTAATAGCCAATCAACTGCCAGAACGAAACGAAGGTGAAGAAAAAATAGAGGGACAAGAGTCAGGTACTGTAACTGTAAGCGGAACTATTCCACGAGCAAATCCTTTAGAAAGATTTGTTAGTGCAAATTATCAAATTACTTTAAGTGCTTTAACAAATGAAGAACTAGCTGATCCTGATAATACTTATATGAAGAATGGTCCACAACACATAATTATTAAGTCAGGTGGTGGCACACAAGGTATAGGTGGTAAAAAAGTTGATACGTCAATGGAAACAGATATTGGTAACAACAACCTTGCCGCTTGGAATATCGGCAGAACAGAATATTTTATAGAAGATTTAACCATAGACTCGATTATTTCCCCTAATCCTAAATCAAGAACTACAGCATATCATCAAATGACTTTTAAAGTTATAGAACCTTATAGTATGGGGCAGTTTTTAGAAGCATTAGAAATTGGTGCTAGACGAGCCGGCCATGTGAATTATCTTGGTGCTCCATTTATGCTTTCAATAGACTGGGTTGGTTGGTTACAAGAACCTTCAAAGCCAGGAGGAGTAGATTTTAATGATACAGTTGGAGATATTAAACGACTTTCAGGCATGGCGGGTGAATCAGGACGTCATTTGCCTATAATGATAACAAAATCTGTTTTTAATGTAACTACGAGAGGGACAGAATATGATTGTACAGCAATAGCTTATAATGGTAGTGCATTAACAGATGGTGTACAACAACTTAAAACTGATATTGCAATTTCAGGAGAAACTGTAGAACAGATTTTACAATCAGGTGCAGGAAGTTTAGCAACTGTAATTAATTCTAGTTTATTAAAACGTGAAGCAAAAGATGAAAGAATATTTGCTGACGAATATGTAGTTTTGTTTCCGGTTAAAGAAGCTAGTGCAAGTTCTCCTGTAGCAGGACAAAAACTTAATTCAGCTGTTAGTGTAAAAAATCTTACAAAAGAAGAAGCTATTAAGCATTTTAATTCTTCTAAAATAAGTGAATCACAATTACGACAGGTTATAGGTGAAACTAAAGAGTTTGATTTCCAAATTTGGGCTAAAAAGATTTTAGGAGTATCTATTAAGCGAAATAATATAAGCGAAGAATTAAAGGCAGATCAAGTAATACAGGCTAATATTAATAGTATTGGTAAATCAAAAATTGTATTTGATCCCCTACAAGATGGGTCAACATCTCCAACTAATGAAGAACTAGCTCATAGTAAAACAAAAAATATAACTGAACAACAAGTAAATCAAATTCCTAAAAATACTAGAGAAATAAAATTTAAAAAAGGTACTAAGATTAATAAAATTATTGAAGAAGTAGTATTATCTAGTGAATATGGTAGAGGATTATTAGATAGAGCAACTAAAGAGTCTGGTGCTAAAGAATGGTTTAGAATAGAAACACAAGTTTTTAATATTCCTGTTAAAGAAGCAGAAGAACAACGTGGTAGGCCTCCTAAATTATATGTATTTAGAGTTGTACCTTATGACGTTAACGTTTCAGTAACTGAAAAGCCAAGTGAAATAATGCATGGTGAAGACGATATTAGAAATCATGTTGTAAAGTATTATGATTATATGTATACAGGACAGAATAAAGACATTATAAATTTAGAAATAAATTTTGAAAATAGATTCTTAACACCTGTATCTCCAGATAAAGGAGCTAACCAAAAAGATCTCACTGATCATGGTGCTTATGCTACAAACCGATCACATGATGAAAATAGCAATCCACAACAACCTAAAGAAGGTTCATCTGGTAATGTTAAAGGAGGTATAAGAAAAGTAGGACAAGTCCCTATTGGCAATCCTAGCTCTAGTGTTCGAGGTATTCCAGGAAATGAAAAAGAAGATATTGCTAGAACTTTTCATAATGCGTTAGTAAATCATACTGTTGACTTAATGCAACTTAAACTAAGAATTTGGGGAGATCCTTATTATATTAGTGATAGTGGTGTTGGGAATTATAATAGTTCTGGTGCTGGTAAAGGCGGCAAAGCAATGATTGATCCTCGTGGCCAGATGGTATATAAATCAAAACAAGTTTACATTAATATCACATTTAGAACTCCGATAGATGTAGGATACAATGGAGTAATGGAATTTAATCAAGCTCAAGATAATGATACTAAAGCTAGTCATCAATTAGAAAAGTTTAGTGGAATATATTGGGTAACAAATGTTAATTCATCATTTTCCGGTGGTAAGTTTGAACAAGAATTAACATTATTAAGACAAAGAAATCAATCTGGCCAAGCTGTAGAAACGAAGAAAGCAGAAAAGAATAAAAGTTCAGGATCTTATCTTGAAGATTTCAATGGCAGGAATAGGATATCTGGTCCTCCACATTATGCCCACGCTTCGGCGTATACTCGTGGTAAAAATAATAGTAGTCTTGATGGTACTGGAGCAGGGAGTATATTCTCGTAATGGCTAATTATTTAAACGCACTAGTAGAAAAAATTTCAACAGATGCTATATCTCACATACCTGATCCAGGTCCGTTTGAAGCTAGAGTAGTAAGCCATCTTGATCCGCATTATATGGGAACTATACACGTTGAGTTATTGAAAAAAACTACATCTGGTAATGATGGTGCAACTCCTGGACAAACTTTTGATGCAAAATATCTGTCACCATTTGCTGGACAAACAACTGCTTGGTCAGTAACTAATAGTGAAGATTATAGAAATAGTCAACAAAGTTATGGTTGGTGGATGATTCCACCAGATGTTGGAACTAAAGTTTTAGTAATCTTTGCAGAAGGCAATCCTAACCAGTGTTATTGGCTAGGGTGTATTCAAGATCGTTATATGAATTTTGCTATGCCAGGAGAAGCGGCAACGTCAATTACAACTGACGGAACTCCTGATGATTTTAAAGGTAAAAAAATTCCAGTAGCTGAATATAATAGAGCAGTTGAAGAAGGAATTAAACAAGATCCTACTAAATTTTTAAAACCATATCAAAAAAGACTTCTTGATCAGTTAATTGTTCAAGGGTTTGCTTCTAAAGATTTTATAGATGAGTTTAGAGGCACAACAACTTCAAGTGCTAGACGTGAAGTGCCTAGTGCAGTATTCGGAATTAGTACACCAGGACCAGTAGATAAAACTGCTGGAGCACCAACAGGAATAAATGGGTTAACTGATTCAGTTGTTTCTAAAAATCGCAGTCGACTAGGTGGCACTAGTTTTGTAATGGATGATGGTAATGATAAACTTTTAAGAAAGACACCAGCAAGTGACGGTCCACCAGAATATGCTAATGTGGCTTTCGGTGAAACTGACGGATTACGTGAGTTACCACATAATGAATTATTTAGGGTAAGAACAAGAACAGGTCATCAAATTTTATTACATAATACAGAAGACCTAATTTATATTGCTAACTCAAAAGGATCAGCATGGATTGAATTAACATCAGATGGAAAAATAGATGTATATGCAAAAGATAGTATTAGTATGCATACAGAAAATGATTTTAATTTTACAGCAGATAGAAATATTACTATTGAAGCTGGTGCTAATATAGATTTAAAAGCAAGTGGAACATATACTGGATTAGGGGAAGATGGCGCAGTTAAACTCCGTAAAGGTAACATCCAAATGGAAACGCTTAATGATTTTAATATGCTTGTCGGAAAGAATCACTGGGTTACTACTACAGGCAATTACGAAGCTAAGACATTTGGCGACAATAAACTTCACGCACATGGATCAACACATATTAAGTCAGGAAGTCAGCATATAGAAACGGCGGAAAAGATTCATATGAATGGACCGAAGGCCGACTTTGCATCGGAGGTGCTACCTCTTAATACTCATATTTTACCAGGCGTTCCAACAGGTAATATGACAGGTACTTTAGTACAAAGAGCACCAATGCATGAACCTTGGGATCATCATGAAAATATGAATCCGTTAGCATTTAAAATTGTATTAACAGATAGAGATAATGTAGTAACAGCAGTTAATCCGTTGGAGTTTACAGCTACAGTTGATCCATTTAAAAAGGAATCAAAGAAGGTAGATTAGATGAGTATATCAGATAGAGATTTATACAAACAGATTAGAGTACCTGTAGCACAGCGTCAAACCCCTGTTGCGACTAGTAGAGCTTATCGCGGATTAAGTACTGTTGACCCAGCTAATAGAAGTAATGTTTTATATGATATAGCCTTAATTAAACAAGACATTATAAATCATTTTCATATTCGCCAAGGAGAAAAGTTAGAAAATCCTGAATTTGGTACTATTGTATGGGACGTTATATATGAACCATTAACAGAACAATTAAAAACTGTTATAGCACAGAATGTTACTGAAATTGTTAACGCTGATCCAAGAGTAAGTGTAGATGCTATTGTTATTGATCAATATGAATCTGGAATTATAGTTGACTGCACATTATCATATCTACCGTATAATATTTCAGAACAAATGCGTTTAACATTTGATGAAGAAGCTGGCGGATTTTAACAGAATTAAGTATGTGGTTAATGAAATCAAATAAATAGAGTTAATAGGGAAAAGATATGTCAGTAACAAATAGACAAAATAGATTACTTCTTGCAGAAGACTGGAAACGTGTATATCAAACGTTTAGAAATGCCGACTTTAGATCGTACGATTTTGATGGTCTACGTCGTACTATGATAGCATATATTCGTGATAACTATCCAGAAGATTTTAATGATTATATTGAATCAAGCGAATATCTAGCATTAATAGATCTTATTGCATTTTTAGGACAAAATATTTCTTATCGTATTGACCTTAATTCTAGAGAAAATTTTCTTGAATTAGCAGAACGTAGAGAATCAGTATTACGTTTAGCAAGGTTACTATCATATAATCCCAAACGTAATCAATGTGCTAACGGATTAATTAAGTTTGAAGCAGTTTCAACTACTGAAGAAGTAGTAGATTCAAATGGAACTAATTTGTCTAATCAAACAGTTGTTTGGAATGATCCAGCTAATCCAGATTGGCGTGAGCAATTCGAAAAAATTCTTAATGCAACATTACCAGTCAATGCAACTATCGGTCGTCCAATAAAAAAGGATACAGTTGAAGGTATAATAACACATCAATATCGATATAGAGCAAGTAATACAGATGTTCCTGTTTATGGTTTTAGTAAAAATGTTGATGGAAGAAATCTTCAGTTTCAAATAACATCAGCTGATGTTATTAGTGGTAATATATCTGAAGAACCACCTTTACCTGGAAATAGTTTAGCATTCCTATATAGAGATGATGGCCGAGGACCAGGAAGTTCTAATAGTGGATATTTTTGTCATTTTAGACAAGGGACATTAGACCAAGGTACATTTACTGTAGATTCACCAAGTTCTAATCAGACAATTGCCCTTGATGCCACTAATATTAATGATACAGATGTATGGCTTTATAAATTAAATTCAATTGGTTCAGAATCTGAGTTATGGACTAAAGTTGATGCAATTGAAGGTAATAATATTGTTTATAATAGTTTACGAAAAAGTGTTAGAAACATTTATGCTGTTCTTACACAATCACAAGATAAAATTAATTTAATATTTTCAGATGGTACCTTTGGAAACTTACCTAAAGGTGATTTTAGAGTTTATTACAGAACAAGTATTAATCAAGCGTATAGTATTATTCCAGCAGATATGACTTCAGTAGGAATAGCTGTTCCTTATACATCAACAACAGGAAATCAAGAAACATTAAACGTAACATTGTCATTAAAGTATACTATAGATAATGCAACTACTACTGAAACAAATGCAAGTATTCGTGAGAATGCTCCAGCAACTTATTATACACAAAATAGAATGGTCACTGGCGAAGATTATCAAGTTGCACCATTAAGAATTAGTCAAGAAATTATTAAAGTTAAAAGTGTTAATAGAACATCAAGTGGTGTTTCACGCTATTTTGATTTATTAGATAGTACAGGAAAATATTCTAGTACAAATTTATTTGGTAATGACGGAGTTGTGTATAAAGAAACATTAACAAAATATAAAGATTTTACATATACAACAAAAATAGACCTTGAAGGAATTGTAGAAGAAACTATTATACCTATTTTAGCTGAAAAGCAATTATTAAATTATTATTTGACAAATTTTCCTAAAACTATTGTTTCGGATTTAGGAGCAAGTTGGGTACAAACTACAAAGGGAACAAATATAACAACTGGACATATTCAAGATGTAGATTCAACAAGATTTCAAGTTGGTAGTTTTACAGGTAGTGCATTAAGATTCCTTGAAGAAGGAACGTTAATAAAATTTTTACCGCCGGCAGGATATCATTTTATGGAAGATGGTACATTAATGGCCGGAGACGCAGATCATATAGGATCTTTAAATTATAAATGGGTTAAAGTAGTTAGTATTGTTGGAGATGGTGCTATTGATAATACAGATGGTACAGGACCTATTATACTTAATGATGTTATTCCAACAAATGCTGTTTTAAGTCAAATTGTACCTAAGTTTTCTAAAACACTTATAGCAAATGTAAAAACACAAATAATTGATCAGTTATTTGCTAATAAAACATTTGGGTTAAGGTATGATATTAATTTACGACAATGGCGAGTTGTTGTTGAAAATAATTTAAATATTCTTGGAGAATTTAGTCTAGGAAAAACAGGTGATACTACTAATCAACAATTAGATGCAAGTTGGTTGTTATTGTTTGAAACAGATGGTGAAAAATATACAATAACATATCGAGGCTTAAGATATATTTTTGAAAGTGATAAAGAAATTAGATTTTATTATGATAGTTCCGATAAAGTATTTGATAATAAAACAGGACAAATTATTAAAGATAAAATTTCAGTTTTGTCTATTAACTTAAAACCTGATTCATTAACGCCATTCACATTAGAACATAAATGGGAAATTAGTGATGCATATCGTGATGCTGATGGATATGTTGATAGTAAAAAAGTTGAAGTAAGTTTTTATGATGCAGACGAAGATGGAATAGTTGACGATCCAGAAACTTTTATTGAAATTGTTAATGAAACAGTAAGTCCATTAACAAAATATATTTTCCAGAAGAAATATATTACTACTGATGGACTTGAAGATTATAGTTACGTTGACGGAGCAGTTATTAATGTAAAACAATCAGAAAGTGTTGTAGGTGCATTAAGCCAGTATACTGACGGACAAGTATTTTATCTAGTTACAGAAAATGTATTTAAAACTTTAACATCCGGCTTATTAGTATTAACTACTGATTATAGAGCGTATGTTGGAAGGGATAAACTTAAATTCCAATATGTACACGCGGCAGATGATGATAATAGAATCGATCCAAGTAGCAGTAATCTTATCGACACATATCTATTAACAAAAAGTTATGACGATTCATTTAGAGAATATTTAGATGGAACATTAACAACTAAACCGTTGCCTGCAAGTAGTGATAATCTGTTTAATAATTATGGATCTGAAATTAATAAAATTAAATCAATTAGTGATGATGTAATTTATCATCCTGTAAAGTATAAAGTTTTATTTGGTGCAAGAGCTGATTTAGATTTACAAGCAACAATTAAAATAGTTAAAAATCCAGACCAAGTTGTTAATACTAACGCAATTAAGGCAAAAGTTATTTCAGCAATTAACCAATTCTTTGCTTTAGATAATTGGGATTTTGGAGACACGTTTTATTTCTCAGAGTTGAGTACTTTTATTATGGCCACTGTTGCACCTGAGTTAGTAACAATTGTAATTGTTCCTAACCAACAATCGCAAGGGTTTGGTAGTTTGTATGAGATTAAATCTGAATCAGATGAAATTTTTATAAGTGGAGCAACTGTTGATAATGTTGAAGTAATAGATGCCGTTACAGCAAGTAGATTAAAAGCTTCAGGTAAAGTTTTAACTGTTGCAACATCGACTAATTCAGGTATACAAAGTGCTGGTACATATACATCAGGTACTATTACATCAAGCTCTGGGAGTAATAACGTCTAATGCCTTTTACTGACGATCAACATGAATATCCATTACCAACTGGTGGTAAAATACCCCCACGTAGGAAAAGTGCGGAGTTACTTCCTAGATACTTTCGTACCATAACAAATAAAAAGTTTCTTAACGCTACATTAGATCAATTAACACAACCAGGTGTAGCAGAAAAATTAGCCGGATATTTTGGCCGTGATACTGCCAAATCATACAAGGCTAACGATACGTATATTACTGAACATAGTGCTGATCGAGAAAATTATCAATTAGAATCTGCGGCAGTAGTAAAAGATAAACTAAACAATGTTACTTTTTATAAAGATTATAATGATTATATTAATCAAATAAGAGCCTTCGGCGGTACTGTAGATGATCATAGTAAACTTAATAGTCAAGAATACTATGCTTGGAACCCCCATATTGATTGGGATAAGTTTACAAACTTTAGAGAATATTATTGGTTACCAAATGGTCCAATAGGTATAGGTATTGTTGGTCAAGCTAAAGATATTACAAGTACTTATAAAGTAACTAAAAAAGATAACATAGATAATAATAGTTATATTTTTACACCAGACGGTTTAACATCTAATCCTACATTAAAATTATATAGAGGGCAAACTTATATTTTTGAGATTAATGCTCCTGGTATGCCATTAACTTTTAGAACTGCACGTTCGTTAGATAATAGTTTGTTGTTTACTAAAGGAACTGATGATAGTACACAAACCGTTGATATCGGAACTATTACTTGGACAATTCCTGATAATGCTCCTGATACTTTATATTATGTAAATGGAAATGACATTAATGCAAGTGGATTGATACAAATTGCAGATGCATTTGAAAATACAGCGATAGATGTTGAAGCTGAAATTTTAGGTAAAAAAACTTATACAAGTACTGGTGGAATAGCTTTCTCAAATGGTATGAAAGTTTATTTTCAAGGAACTGTAACACCAGCAAAGTATGCCGAAGGAGAATGGTATGTTGAAGGTGTTGGAACTGAAATTAAGTTAGTCCATGAAAAAGATTTAGAAATACCAGCTACATATTCAACAGATAAACCTGTACCCTTTGATACTGTAGGGTTTGATAGATTACCGTATAGTAATGCTAATAGTTTTGCAGGAGTAAAAGATTATCTTGTAGTTAATAAAGCATCTAAAAGTAGAAATCCATGGTCACGTTATAATAGATGGTTTCATAGAGAAGTAATTGAAAAAGCCGCAACGCTTTCTGGAACACCAGTTGAATTAGATCAAAATTTTAGAGCCAAACGACCTATCATTGAATTTGATGCTGGAATAAAATTATATAATTTTGGAACTAGTGCTAAAGAAGATATTGATTTATTAGATACATTTACTAAAGATGTATTTTCAAATATTGAAGGTGCAGTAGGATATAATATTGACGGTATTGATCTTGTTGATAATATGCGTATCTTGTTTACTGCTGATCCTGATAGTAGAGTAAGCGGAAAAATTTTTAAAGTTAAATTTATTACACATAATTTAGTAAGACAAATCAGTCTTATTGAAACAACAGATACAACTCCGTTAGAGAATGAAACTGTATTAGTTAGAAACGGTGATGTTTATAAAGGTAAGATGTGGTATTATAACGGAACCAAGTGGAAAGCCGGACAAGATAAAACTACTACAAACCAAGCACCTTTATTTGATCTGTTTGATAAAAACGGTTATTCATTATCAAATACAACATATTATCCATCAACAACATTTACTGGAAATAAAATTTTTAGTTATAAACTTGGTGCTGGTAATGTTAAAGATCCAGAGCTAGGATTTTCATTAAGCTATAGAGCATTAGAAAATTCAGGAGATATTCTTTTTAATTTTGATTTGTTAAGTGAAGAATATAGTTACCAGAAAAATAATGCAGTAGTAAAAGCAAATACTGATATAACATTGTTGAGAGATTATTCTGCTCTTAATACTTTTGTATATACATCAGGTTGGACTAAAGCTATTGCTGACAGTAGACAGAATGTAGTAAGGCAATACGTTGTTTCAACACAAACAAATGATTTTGCTGTTGATGTTTATAATCGTAGTGGGGACTTAAATGATTTATGGTTAAGGGTTTATGTTAATAATGTAAGAAAGTATAATCTAACAGATTTTTCAATTAATAGAATTAATGGTATAGCTTATATTACTTTTATTAAAAATTTAGTAAAAGATGATGTAGTTAAGATTATATCGTATAGTGCTACAAAGAAAAATACTAACGGTCACTACGAAATACCTCATAACCTAGAACGAAATCCGTTAAATGATAATGTAATTTCTTTTACTTTAGGAGAAGTAAACGATCACGTACAATCAATGAGCGAATATAACGATGAATTTAAAGGGCAAATGCCTGGCATGAATAACTTAAGAGACATCGGAAATATTACGCCATATGGTCGACGTTTTATACAACATAGTGGGCAAGTTGATCTTGCTTTGTACCACATTACTAATACTAACGCAAATATTATTAAAGCACTTAGATATGCTAGTAATGAATACGGAAAATTTAGAAGGGTTTTCCTGCAAACAGCAAATACTTCAGGCATCCAAGGAGAAACAGTAACTCACTTTGATAGAGTAATGGCAGAAGTAGTTAAGAATAAAACTAGTGATATGCCATTTTATTTTAGTGATATGATTGGCCTAGGAACTTGTTCTACAGTTAAGCATATTGTAAAAGATAAAGATACACAATTCTTTGCGTTGTCAACAGATTTTAACTTAACAACATTATCTAATAGAGCAGTTTATATCTATAAAAATAAAATACAATTACATGAAGGAATTGATTATAAATTTGAAACTGAGCATCCAGGCTTTGTAACTGTTACAACAACTAAAGCAGTTGACGATGTTATAGAAATTTATGAATATGAAAGTACTGACGGAAGTTATATTCCGCCAACACCTACTAAATTAGGTTTATATCCAAAATATAAACCCATGAAATTTATTGATAACACTTATCAAACACCAACAGAAGTAATTCAAGGTCATGATGGTAACATTTTTGTTTGCTTTGGTGATTTTAGAGATGATTTATTATTAGAATTAGAACAAAGAATTTATAATAATATTAAATCACAATATGATCCAACTATTTTAGATATACATGAATTTATCGGCGGCGAATCAAGAGATACAGGATTTAGTAAATGGGCAAGAGATAAAGCATTAATTACAGATTTTGTAGCTTGGTTATCTAATGTTGGTGATTTAGATTATACAGATCATAATTTTTATGAAAGATCAAATAGCTTTACATTTAATTACGGTTCTATGACATCGCCAAGTGGTAAAAAATTACCAGGGTATTGGCGAGCAATTTATAAAGAAGCATACGATACTGATCGTCCGCATACCCATCCTTGGGAAATGTTAGGTTATACTATCGAACCAACATGGTGGAAAACAGTATATGGACCAGCACCTTATACTAGTGAAAATAAAATTTTATGGAAAGATATTGAAGATGGTGTAGTTAGAGAACCCGGCAAAGCATTAAAATATTTGGCCGCGTATGCTAGAAAAGATATTACAAAGCATATTCCTGTTGACGGACAAGGTAAATTATTAAGTCCGTTAGATAGTAACTATGCTAAAAATTATGTTCTTGTTTTTACAAATAAAGAATTTATATTCGGTGACGAAGCACCAACTGAAACAGCTTGGCGAAGAAGTAGTGAATATCCGTTTGCATTTATTTGTAGTTGGCTTCTTAATCAGCCAACTAAAATTATGGGATTAGGATTTGATAGATCACGTATAATTAGAAATCCAGCTAAAGAAATTGTTTATAGTGAAACAGATAAAAGACTTAGATTAAAAGATATAATTTTTCCAATGGTATCAAACGATACTACTAGAGTTAACACTTCAGGATTAGTTAATTATATTTGTGATTATATTAATTCAGAATCATTAGGTACATGGGACGGATATAAAACTGACTTAAGAACTTTAAAAAATCAATTAGGTTTTAAAGTTGCTGGATTTACTCACCAAGATAAATTTAAATTATTATTAGATAGTAGAACTCCATTTAATGAAGGTAATGTTTTTGTTCCGGATGAAAACTATAAAATATTCTTAAATAAAAGTTCAGTAGTAGATTTAGTAAGCTATAGTGGTGTTATTATTGAGAAAAAAGCCGCAGGCTTTGTTATAAAAGGTTATGATAAATCTAATCCTTACTTTACATATCTTAGAGCTATTGAAGTAGCAGATGATCCTGTTGCAAGAGTAGGTGGTATTACAGATTCTTTTCTTGAATGGAAAGCAAATCAAGTATATGTAGTTGGACAAACAGTTCAGTTTGGTGACGAGTTTTATAGAGTTAAAACAGCTCATACTAGTACAGATGGATTTAATGTAGATTTTTTTGCTAGGTTAGTTGAACTACCTGTAACAGGTGGCGTAGAAGCAATCTTTAGAAAGCAATTTGATACTACTCCTCCTATACTTGAAAGTACTAAACAACTAGCTTATGGTACTTTATTAACAAGTATTCAAGAAGTTGTTGACTTTTTATTAGGATACGGAAAATATTTAGAATTACAAGGATTTGATTTTAGTTTCTTTAATAAAGATATCAATGCAGTTGAAAATTGGGAGATAAGTGCTAAAGAATTTTTATTCTGGACAACACAAAACTGGAAAGAAGATAGTGTTATAACGTTAAGTCCAGCAGGTAATAGATTAAAATTTAAAAGAGATTTTTTTGTTTCAGATAATATTTTTGATAGTTTTCATGATTTTACACTTTTAAAAGCAGACGGTCGTAAGTTAGAACCAGAGTTTACCCAAGTTTATAGAAACAACGATAATGAAATTCAAATAACTACACGAAATACTGCTGATGGTATCTATGCTGTTAAGTTGCCATTAATACAAACAGAACACGTTTGTTTAATTGATAATCATACAGTTTTTAATGATATTGTTTATGATTTAGAACCTGGTTATAGACAAGAGCGTATTAAAGTTTTAGGTTATAGAACTGATGACTGGAAAGGAAGTTTAAATATTCCAGGCTTTATATATGATAATGCAGTTGTTAATGAATGGAAATCTTATAAAGATTATGTTTTAGGTGATACAGTAAAATATAAAGAATTCTTTTATGTTGCTACAGTAAAAAGTCCTGGAACAGAAAGTTTTGATGCGTCTAAATGGGAAAGATTATCAGAAAAACCAACTTCTAAATTAATACCAAATTTAGATTATAAAGCAAAACAGTTTAAAGATTATTATGATTTAGATACTGATAACTTTGATACAGAACAACAAAGAATAGCACAACACCTTATTGGATATCAAAAAAGATCTTATCTCTCAAATATTATTACTGATGATGTTAGTCAGTATAAGTTTTATCAAGGATACATTCAAGATAAAGGAACACGAAATAGTTTAACAAAATTGTTTGATGCTCTAAGTAGTGCAGAGAAAGATAGTATTGATTTTTACGAAGAATGGGCTGTTAAGTTAGGACAGTATGGTTCAGCAGATGGATTTGAAGAAGTAGAATTTAAATTAGACGAGGCTAAATTTAAGTTGTCTCCTCAACCAGTTGAACTAGTGGATACTGTTACAGGTATTGAAACTGATTTAATTTATCGTCTACGTCCGTTTGAAGTTTATCTTAAACCAAACAATTATACGCATAAACCGTTTCCTAAACGTTCCACAACTGTAGAATATATAGAAACAGCAGGTTATGTTAATGAAGATGATGTTAAAGTAACTGTAGCAAAATTTGATGATATCTTAACTTTAACTACATCATCTTTAAATGTAGGTGAGTATATATGGGTTGGAACAAGAAGAACTACTTGGGATGTTCTTAAGTATATTAGATCGACTGATCGAGTTATATCTGTAACTTCAGATAAAGATGCTAAAACAACAACAATTAACATTAATACACAAGCTAGGTATAGTAAAGATGATATAGTAGGTATTCTAGATGTTACTGGTGCAGAAAAGTTCTTTAAAGTTAAAGAAGTATCATTAGATAATATTATTTGTTATGAAAATGGCACAACTGAGGATGTGGAAACAGCTGATGGCTTTGTTACAAAATTTATCTCAGCCAGAGTTGCTACAATGCTTGATGCAAATACTAGAGTTATTAATAGCGAATTACAAAATGGCGAGAAAATTTGGGTTGATAATGACGATACAGGTACATGGGCTGTATTACAAAATAAACCAACATATAGCTCACATCAATTAATTTCTAATTTGTATACAGGTGAAGATCATGAGTTTGGACAATTTATTGCAACTGATGATAGAAATACTATTTTAATTGCGTCTGCAGTCGGGCAAGAAAAGGTTTATGTTTTTAATAGAGTTGCAGATAATGTAAATTATTATCATAGGCAAACAATTGAAGCACCAACGGATCTTTATACAGGTTCAGGTAAGTTTGGATCTAGTATTGCTTTAACTGATGATGGAAAACATTTAGTTATTAGTGCCCCGAAGGCAAGTAATGTAAAAACTAAATTTAAAGGTGACTTTGATGGCGGAGTATCTTATGTTTCTAGTGAGATTGTTAGATATTTAGAAGCATATTGGGAAGCACAATTTCCAATTTCGGCGGCTACCGGAGCATTAACATTTCCTAGTTACTGGTCAACAGCATTTATAGAAGAAGCTAATTATGATGCAGTTAATAATTCATATCCAGATATAGTTTATGCTATAAGAGGTGATTATGGGTTAGATGTTTCAACAGATCATATACTAATTAGAGCCCCGGTTGCACAATATGAGGGATCAGCTGTAGGTGATAAATTAGTTCTTAACTGGAATGAATTTTCACAAAATTATCCAACAGGTATTTTACCTTGGGGTGCTACAGGTCCAGGTGTTGCGGCAATCGAAGG